GTTGAAATTCTTGCTTTTATCCACAACCCTGTGCCATCCGTCTTGTGCTCTGTCATACGTCCGATCGGATTATTGTGATCGTGGTAGGCCAGAATGACCGGATTCTTCAGGTAGTTCTGCATTCCTTTTTCCCACACACTTGTGGGAACAACGTCGCCATGTCTGTCTACATCGACTGTACTGGCGTACCCTTCGATGTAGATTGAACTATCGGCGCTGTCTGCAGCTTTGACGGAAAAAGCACTATTTAAATGTAGTACTTTATCTTTCATAGGCTCCTTACCTTAATTTTGTGGAGGCTTTTTAGGCGCTCCTCCTACGCTAGGATTAGCTGCGCTACCTGCAATATTTGCTGGTACGCGGAGGTCATCATGACCACTCTTCTTTTCATAACGCAGTTCCTCTCGGGCCTCGTTTGGAGAAATTACTCCGCCATTGACCAGAGTGGTATAGTAAGCAGCCACATCTTTCAATTCGGGCTGCAGTGCGGATACGGTTGAAGTGATTGCCTCAACATCATACCCAAAAAATCTTTCCATTGCACTGACGTACCGTGTTACTATTGGAAGAATTGTTTCCAAGTAGAATAGTCGTAAGTTTGGATTAATGTTTGCATTGTTGCCGCCGTCTAATAATATCGGAGGCACACCAAGGCTTTTTAAGATCTTTGTGTCATGGGTTTTGATAGAGACATCAAAATCCATGTCTTTAAAACTTTCAGAGAACTCGCCCCAAGGTTTTAAGCCTGAATCTAAAATCATAGGCTTTTTGGCACCGTTCTTGGGGGAGTACTGGCTCTTCCAGTTTTGAATTGTTCGTTCTTTGGCCTGTTGACTGAGCGTATTCTCACTCGTCAAAATCAAGCCCATTACAGCACCGTTCTCAAAGAACTGTTCCTGGAACGTCTGCATTTTGTAGAGAATCTTGATATTGCGATCTGCACTCGCTAAACGGCTAGTACCGCGATAGATACTTAAACTGCTCAGTTCCTTGATGTGGATTACCTCATCAGGTTTGAACTTTACCTCTGAGTTGTAAGTATAGCTCTTTACAAAAGTTTTAGGGTCTGTGTCAATCTCTACGTTACTAGCCGGTAGGTGATACATGTGTGCACCGTCCCAGTAGATAAAGATGTTGCCTTCCAACAGGAAGTCTGTAAAGATATTTGTACGAAAATCTTGTGCACTCTGGTAGGGATTTGGAGTATAGTTCAAGAGTTTTATCAAACTCTTTTGTCTCATACCACCAATAACTGCATCAGCCTTTGAATCTTTTACATCGTAGTCCAGTGAACTACAACCGCTAACAATCATGTTGACGCCACGGTTGACAGTTTCCAATCTGTTGTAGGCTTGTAAATACGTTAGGGTACTATCACTGCCTACATTGATACCTTCGTCACGACTGATGACATACTGGGCGGGATTCATTTTTTCCACTACCCAGTTTTTAGCATTTGTTATCCAGCCCATATTCACCTCAATAAAAGTCGCTAAAACTACCGGTTACCTTTGGCTTTTCGTCACGAGGTAACAAGGTCTTAGCCTTTTGAGTTTCTATCCAGTGGTTCTGTTTGAGGGCAGTGGAAAGTGGTGGCGCTTTACCATACACTCCGTGCAGGGCTACATGGTGACGATTACACAGGGTAAAGACGTCATCATATATTTCCTTGCGGTGGTGTTCAATAAACTCGTCCCGGTTTTGTAAAACGGCTTCGTCACTTGAAAAGTCACGACCTGTTTTTTCAATCCAACGCTCTAACAACAGTGTCACTGAATGCGTATGATGTAGCTCTAAGTCTTCTTGAGTATTGCAAATATAGCAACACTCTTTCTTATCATAAGCACTTTTGGCTCGGTCACGAATCCACTTGACAGGAATTCGTTTGTTCGTATTTTTTGCCATGGTGATGCTACAAATTACCGTTATTATAGCACGTAGGCAAGGGGTTGTCAAAACCTTTTTTGTACATGGTAGGTGTAGCCCTTTTGTAGCTTAAATTGTGTAAGTATAGATCGCATAACGCAATGCATCAGCTATGTGACTCACTTTGCTGTGGACTGGCTTTTCGCGCGTCAACGTATCGCGGTTGTCCCACTGGTATTGGTCAAACATCTCTAACGTATGTTTGCAATGAGGAGCAACCTTTATGCGACCCTGTTCGACCAGGGTTTGCACATATGCAATGCCTTCTAAGACCTGCTTTTTGGCTTTGATGGTTGAAATGTCGTAACTGTAGGCCAAGTCACCTGCAAACTGCGCTGCGGCTGAGTCAATAAAGATGCCACTGTCTAAACCCCAACGATCAATCAGTTTGTGAAAGGCTTCTGCATGTTTGGCAGTGGTGGCTTCGGCTTCTAGGTACTCGTCAACCACATGGAATGTGTCACCTTTAGGGTCGTAGGCAATTACCACCATGGCAGTGGGATCACGATAGCCCGGGTCGATTCCTGCGAGATACTCTACACCGTCTGAATGTTCAAACTCCACAATCAGCGATTCACTAAGAGAGTAAATCTGACCCTCGAACACGTTGAATGAGGCCATGTACTCCTGCTCAAACTCAGCCTTCGACATACTACGACGGGCTTCTTCAACGTCGGTCTCCAGCATGCGCTCATTCTCACTATAGTCGGCCTGCAGCGAAATCCACTGAGGGTACTGTTCACTCCAACCACGCTCCCAAAACTTACTAAACCAGTTGTGTTTGCCGCGTGGGGTTGAAATAAAGATGGCCTTTGATCCAGGACGGTCTAGGGTAGGACGTAGTGAGACATTGAAGGCTTCTTCGCCGCCTTCGCCCAGTGCAGCTTCGTCAAAGATGATTAAATTGTAGCTACGACCCACGCTGGAGTCAACAGTTGTAATACTACCCATGCGGATAGTACTGCCGTTACTCAATTCAATCACTTTGTCTTTTACATTGTCTTTGGTAACCTCTAGGTCAAACTGTTTGATAAACCCACGCTGGAGATCGAAACTAATAGTGCTGAGATTGTAGTTGGGACTCATGATCAACACATTACAACCTGGGATCAACACGACCAATTGTCCGATCACGTTGGCAATAAAGGTCTTGCCCAAACGACGACTAAGAGCAGCGCATACAAATCGGTAGTTAGGGCTGTTGACTGCATTGATTAGGGCAATTTGTGGACAGTTTAAATTGTCGTAAATAGGACTACCACCCACAGTGGCTAACTTGAGATAGTTGGCAATGGGCAGCTTGATGAAGCGAGTATCGCCTGGATAGTCCGTAATGTTGAACTGGTCAATGTCGGGGCGACTAATCTTAAGCATTGCTCTTTAACAACTTCTCTAGTAGGGAGCCATAATTTGACCCAGATGCACCACCATCATTGATTTGAACATTGACTTGACTTTTAATGTTATTGGCACGTACTTTCTCCAGTTGAATCTCACGGTCCAATTGTTCCATGGTCATCTTGTGACTTAGGGCTAGTAGATCTGCGATATCCTTGGACGACCCAACTCCCGCCTCATCCAACTCCTGGAACTTCTTTGAAATCAACATATCCATCGCTTTACGCATTTTAAAGCGGTTGTTAAATCCTACATCTTTGAAGACCTGATCGATGTAACTCTTGACTTCTCGGCGGTTTAGTTGGGCTGCTACCAGCTCGGTGGAAATGCCTAAGTCTTCAGCAACCTTACTCAGGCTCTGAGTCTGTAAGTAGCAGTTGGCAATTTCCAATCCCTCGGGATCGATTTGCAGAGTTTCTGCTGGATGAGTGGCTGGTAGCATAGCTCTCCTTAGTTTATATCAATTTTACGAGTGGGACTCTTGGGGTAGGTTTGGAGCTCGATGTACAAGATCCCATCTTCCAGTTGGACGTGTGACACGGCGATGTCCGGTTCTAGGGTCCAGGTCTTGGTCCAACTACGGTGAGCCAATCCACGGACAAGGTAGACACGGTTGTCCTCTTCCTGTTCCTTGGTGCCCTTCACAGTGAGAGTTGTGCCAGTCAGACTTACGTCCAGTTCACTTTTGTCCCAGCCACTTACCGCGATTTCGATAACGTAACAATCCTCGTCCTTGTACAAGTTGTACGGGGGGTAGCTGGAGGTTGCTCTATTAAGCATGTTTTCAAAACCAATCATGGTCTGGTAGATTGGGTCTAACACAGTATTCTTCATAAGTTGATCCTTTCAGATATAGCGATCAAAGAGTGATGTTTTGTAGTAACGTTGGCGGAATTCGTATAATTCCTCACTGTAGTCTACTAGGGTGTTCCAGATACGGTTAATGATTTTCATAGATAACCTCTGCGCTGTATTAAGTTCATACGACGTTCTAAGTCGCAAAGGTCGGTGCTTTGTGACAAGTATGAATATATCTCGTCACGGTAGTGCGGTTGGAAGGCTGTCTGTAGCCACTTTAAAAAGCTCATAAAATTTCCCTTAGATGATCCCAAATTTGGCGATCGGGTTAATTATAACAGGTCTGGGTAGAACGTTCAAGTGAAAATTTGCTCTGCATATAAAGGGTCTGCTGAATTTTCCCAGATAGGCCGCGTGCGGGTGGGCGCAGCGGGGGTAGCACATTCACGTGTCTCGTAACCGCCCCTGTCCTATTCTCTCATGGAAGTTACAGTTCTGTCAATACCCTACTAATTTGTGGGGAAATGAAGAAAAGGCTTGATCGTTCCAACTGGTTTGATATACTGTGTTCACTGTAGACAAGGAGATAGACATGAACACACGAGAGCACATGGAAAACCTGGCCCAACGATATGCTGATGCCATGGTGCGTTATCACCTGAGCGATACCGCAGACACAACAGACATGGCAGCATTGCACGATATGCTGTTCCGCGTTACAATGGAATACGCTGAAGAACTCAAGGAGGAAGCATGAAAGCATACATCTTTCGGCTCGACTGGAGCCAGACGGACACCGAGATGGTTGTGATTCGAGCCAGCAGCAGACAAGCCGCTGAAGCCTACCTCATGCGACATGGTGAGCAGGGCCCTCGTTACATTTACTTCTATGGAGAAGTTGACAAGATTGACGAGATTTGAATAGGAGAAGACCATGACTAGCGGAGCAATTGTGAGACTGTGGGATGCCATCGCCATGGTGACCTACCTGACCCGTACCTGTGGCATGGCATTGCACGATGCGTGCCGTGTTGCAGCGTCACAGCATGACGTGGACACCGTGCAACTGTACCGTATCATGACCGACTAAAAAGGTTGGGTATACACCAGCCAGTCCTGGTTGGTGTATACTGTGTTCACTGTAGACAAGGAGAACGAGATGACCAAGGAAATCAAGAGCGAATTCACTGCCAACGTGGTGTTGCAATCTGTTAAGGTTTTCAAGGCTACGGTGGAAGACAACATTGGCCGTAACTTTCACGTACCGGCTCCCGTTCGTAAGGTTGTCAAGCCTGCCAAGCCCACCGGCTTCTTCGCTTGGCTGAAGGCTTGAAGAAGACCCCACACTCTGTGGGGTTATTTGCGCCGAAATTATACCACACAATTTCGGGGGCTGTCAAGGGCCTGGCTAATAGTTGACCTGGTTAGAGGGGCATTATTTTGTTGTTGATCTGTGCTGGTGTTTTCGCTTAAAATCATCTCATCGCAAGGCAAACAGGAGAACTAAGATGTACTACCCAGCAGACATGACAAAAGAAGACATTGAGGCTTTTGAGCTGGACATGGTTGCGGTGGAGTTGATCTGGAACGAAGAGCCTGTCAACTGGGAACTGCAAGAGCTGGCGGAGGGTGTATGACTGCATGGATGTTGATTGTTGACGGACAACCCACAATGTACTATGATACAGAATGGGATGCCAACTGTGATGCCCAGCATCTCAGACACACACTGGGCAGGGCCTGCCCTCAACTTGAAATCAAGAGGATGACACTATCATGGAAATGATCTGGTTTTTGGGTTTCTTGATCGTACCGACACTGGTCGCCGGAATTGCAATGATCATCATGGGAGAATGGTAATGGATTGGAATGATTACACCACGGAGCAATTGGCCACCCGTTTTTGGGATTACCACAAGGACGTGCACGGCGTGCGTCCCCATTGGGTTGACCACACTGACCGTGTGGCTTTGATCTCTGGGCTGGAAAGCCTTGACCTCCACATGGCCACACTGAAGAGCACGCCCGAGGGCCGGGAACGGCTCCGCAATGATGGCTGGTACGTGGAGCAGGAGGATTATTGACAAATAACCCCACAGATTGTGGGGTTATAGGCGCCAAAATTATAACACATAATTTTGGGCCGGGTCAAGGGGCCTGGCTAATAGTTGACTGTAATGCTCGGGTATGTGTGGCCTGGCTGAAACCGTGTTATGATTGCATCACTGCAACAGGAGATGACATGAAGGCTTACTTGGTGGAATGGTGGGATGAAAAATCCCTGAGGTATCAACAGGAATATTACACCAGCGTCAACTTTATGGCGCATCGGGTGCTGATGCTGGAGAAGGACGTCCCCAACAGCGACGTCAGCGTTTCCACTATCAACATCTGCACAGACGAATAAAACCCTACGCTTGACAGGGTTATGTGTCAGGCACTAAAATGTGTTTTCACTTTAGGAGATTGTGATGGCTGAAAAGACTGTGAACTATACCCCTGAACAAACCGCCTCCATGCTGGCGGACTACGCTCAAGGCGTGGCTGTTGAGGCCATCGCTGAGAGTCTCGGGAAAACCGTGCGAAGCGTGGTGGCCAAGCTGTCACGCGAGGGTGTTTATCGCAAGAAGGAATACGTTTCGAAGACTGGCGAGCGTCCTGTCAAGAAGGATGCAACCGCCGATGAAATCGGCAAGATTGCCGGACTCAGCGAGGGTGAGGTTGACTCACTCACCAAGGCAAACAAGACTGCCTTGGTCAAGATCCTGGCCAAGCTGGCTTGAGTCAATAGGGGGAAACCCCTATTGACAACCCCTTGCCAAAATGGCAAGGGGTTGGCGCCAAAATTATATCATATAATTTTGGGGGGTGTCAACCACTTTTTAATACCTGACCTGGACCTGGGGTTGTAAGATTCGTGTAAGGTAGCCTGGCGAGAATGGCCACATGGACAAACAAGCATTGCAGGATCTGGCGCAATACCATGTCAGGGCGTGGTGGGTCAAGTTTTTGGCACAATACCCTACAATTCAGAAAGCCACCCCCAGAGTGACCCTGAACAACCGACTGAAGACCACAGCCGGGCGTGCCTTCATTGAAGAGAACCCACAAAAAATCGACCTGTCAACAGACCTGTTTGACCAATACACCGACCACATGATTGTTGACACAATCCCGCACGAATTGGCACACTTGGTGGCTTATACCATACACGGTGACCCCGGACACGGCAAGGGCTGGTATAGTGTACTAAAACAGATGGGCATTCAGACAACCCGTTGTCACAGCATGGTAAACTATCGTCAGGCTAAATACAAAGGGTTGACATGATCGGATGGATCGGTACTGTGGCAAGTGTGATCGGCAGTTTTGTCGTCGCGTTTCAGGTGTTTGTGATTGGCTACATTCTGTTTTTGGTCGGCAGCATTTCATGGCTGTGGGTTGCTGTCAAAACCCGGAATTTGAGCTTGGGTGTTTTGAATGGTTTTTTCATGTTGGCTAACATCATTGGATTGTGGAAGGCACTATAATGTTGGAATATCAGGATTGGGTTTTTACTGAAGAAGCCGTAACTGGTTTTGAGATAATCGATCTGGTAATGGACCACCCAGATTGCTGGTATTGTCCGCCAAACGAATATCCTCCCTTAATGCCTTGCTGGTCGGAATAATATATAAGGGTTTACCCTTATATAGGCGCCAAAATTATAACAGATAATTTTGGGCCCTGTCAAGGGCCTGGCTCAAAGCCCCTACGGTGTGTAGGGGCTTTGTGGCGCCAAAATTATACCATGCCTCCAAGACCTGGCCCATTCAAAAACTTTCAACGCACCCTACAAAATTTTTGATTGACAAATTTCCTGTGGTCCCCCATAATACACCCATAGCAACAAACAACCACTAGGTGTACAAAATGGCAAAGATCAAGAAAGTTAGTATCTACGATATGGACGGTACCATTGTAAACTCACTGCATCGTTATCGTACCATTGTGGACGATAATGGTGAGAGAATCGATCTTCAATACTGGCGTGAAAACGAGTATCGTGCTGGCGATGATACTCTGTTACCCCTTGCCGAACAATATAAGCGTGATTTGACTGACGATAATACTTTTGTAATTATCGCAACCGCCCGAGTAATGCACGAACCCGATTATCAGTTTGTTCGTGATATTCTCGGCGAACCCGATTACCTTATTTCCCGTCCTGAGGGTTCCTCAGTATCTGGCAAAACCCTCAAAATTGCTGGTTTGGCCAAGTTTTTTAATCTGGTTAATTTCCGTGATGCTGAATTTACATTCTATGAAGACAATATCGAATATCTGAAAGCGGTTTGTGACAGATTCAATATCCGCGGTGTTTATGTTCCCTCTAAGCAGGGTCATTAACTAACATACCCCGAAAGGGGTTATTGTGGGAGAATATCATGGAAACTATAGGTTGGCTAGGTGCCATACTATTTGCAATATGTGGATTGCCTCAAGCAATACAATGTGCAAAGGATGGACATTCTCGGGGTCTAAACTGGTTTTTCTTATTGGCATGGTTAGGTGGTGAGATTCTCACCATAATCTATATCTGGCCGAAAAAAGATTATCCCCTGTTATTCAATTACCTATTAAATCTGGTGTTTTTAGGGGTTATGATTCGTTACAAAATCTGGGAGCGTAAATAATGGCTAAATACCGTATTGTTAAAATGGCTGGATATGAACATTCGTATAAAGTCCAACAAAAGTTTTGGAAATTGTTTTGGGCAACTATATATAGTTTTCTGAGTTTGGAAGAAGCAGAAAATTATATTAAAACGGAAATAAGGCAGGACAAAATAAGACAAGAAAATAAAAAGGATATTGTTATAAAAGAATATTGAATACTATATAAGGGTTTACCCTTATATAGGCGCCAAAATTATATCCTATAATTTTGGGGGCTGTCAAGCAATACCTGACCTGGGCCTGGGGTCTTTGTGGCGAAAACACCACACAAAAATAATGACCCCACAGGCTGTAGGGGCTTGCACTCTGGGACGGGTTGCACTACAATCAGCAGGTGCGCGAGATTCCGACGCACATTCCCTCAATCGGTTATCACTGGAGATAATATAATGGCACAGAAGCAATACTTCGCAATTCTCGATACTGAAACCACAATGGCAGATACTGTGGCAGATATTGGTATTGTAATTGTGGATCGCAAGGGTAATATTCATAACCAAATGGCTGTTTTGGTTAATGGTCATTATGGTACGCATGAGTTATTCCACGATAAGAATGCCTCTGATATTTGGGGTTATGCTGGACTTAATCGTCGCAAGCAAAACTATTCTAGTATGCTGGAATCTGGTACCCGTATGGTTGCTTCAGTATCTGCCATTAACGCATGGATTAAGAAAGCAATCGCAGTTTATAATCCCACGTTGACTGCATATAATCTGGCTTTTGATGTAAACAAGTGCGGCAATACTGGTATTGACCTTAATGGTTTTGATTCTCGGTTTTGTTTGTGGCAAGCTGCCGTTGGTAATATCTGCAACACTGCAAAATATAAGCAATTTGTTTTGGATAATCACTGCTTCAATAAGCCTACCGATAAGGGTAATATGACATTCCAAACTAATGCCGAAGTAGTTTGCGGATATATTACTGGAACCCTGATCGACGAACCCCATACTGCTATTGAAGATGCTATTAACTTTGAATTGCCTATTCTCACCCATATTCTCAAAAAGCGGAATTGGCGTGATAATATCACCCCTTATGATTGGAATAAGTTTCAGGTGAGAAACCATTTCAAGGTCTGATAATGTACAGGATTATCTTTGCGATAATCCTGATACTCCACCTGTTTAATAATAAACGGGTGGATTTCAAAGAGATTATCACACCCATTCACCAAACCTTTGTGGAGAGTATCAAATGAAACCCGATTTGCTGTTATTGATTAAGGCTTGCCAAGAATGTTTGCAAATTCATAAACCCATTACCCTGAAAATCCGGACTAAATCTAAAAAAGATACTCGGGGATTGGCTGGATACTGTGATTCATATTTTCGCAAAGATAAGATTGTGGGTCATAAGGTAATCATTAACTTGGATACTGTTTTCGAGAGCGAATATAATATCTACGATACTATTGCTCACGAATTGATCCATGCGTGTATGTTGGAAAATGGATTGTTTAATCCAGAGTATCACCATGACAATACTTTTCAAGAATTAGCCCAACATTTAACCGAATATCTCACCAATATAGGTTTCCAAATAGATTGCCTATATGATCCGGTAACTGATACTGAATAATAACGGGGCATTATGCCCCTATTATTTTGGCCAGGTTGGTAAGTGAGCACTCACTAACTCAGGGGCCGCCGATTTTACCATAAAATTTTGGGGGGTGTCAACCCCCAGCCACCAAAGCCCCTACAGATTGTAGGGGCTTTGGTGCGCCAAAATTTTATCATAAAATTTTGGGGGCTGTCAAGCGACCCCGAAAATAGTTGACCTGGCTCAAGGGTCTTTCCTGGGCGATGTTGACGGCCTGGCCCATGTGCCCCATAATACACCCATGCCAGCAAAACAACGGAAAGGACAAAAACCCCACACTTGACTAGGTTATCCACTTGCCCTAAAATAGTGGAACGGATCGGGGATCGCCGGGCAAGACCAAAGTTTCCCCATGCTTTAATTATCGGAGAATTTGAAAATGGCTGAAAAGATTGTGAACTACACTCCCGAGCAAACTGCTCAGATGTTGGTGGATTATTCCGCCGGGGTTACCGTGGAAAAGATCGCGGAATCACTGGGCAAAACCGTTCGCTCGGTGGTTGCCAAACTGTCCCGCGAAGGGGTTTACAAGAAAAAGGAATATGTGAGCAAAACCGGCGAAAAGCCGGTGAAAAAGGATGCTCACGCCGATGCAATCGGCGCGATTCTCCACCTGTCGGAGGGTGAGATTGACAGTCTCACCAAAGCCAACAAATCGGCTTTGAAGACTATTTTCGAGGCATTGGCGAATAGTAAGCCAATCTAATATAAGGGGCTTTGCCCCTTATATTCCACATTCTGTTTTTGACTAAAGGAAAATATCATGTTTGCAGTTATTGCTGATTGTTTTGATTCTGAGGAAATTTACGGTTGGGGTCATACTCCACAATCTGCATGGGATAATATGTTGACTGAATTTAATCGGTATGAGCATGATGTAGATATGGATACTGTCAAATTCTTTGCCGAAACTGAGGTTTTCAGGGAAACTAAAGTATCTTGGACAATGCCAGAATCAGATTCTGACGAATAATAAAAAAGGGGCATATTGCCCCTTTTATTTTGCCCAAATAACCCTATTCCCGACCAGGTTATAGGGTTATTGGCGCCAAAATTATATCATATAATTTTGGGGGCTGTCAAGTTTTTCGAAAGACCCTACATGTCGTGTGTGGTTAAAAAACAACTTGACCCCGGCCGCGGGCATGTGATAAAATTGTGGTGGCTTGCCCAATATAAGCCAAGTCTTATATAAGCCACCGCTTATATAAGCGTATGACAATATAAGCATGTTCTCATGTTGCAGTGCAGCAAAACGGTAAGTGAGCGCTCACTTACGTGCGCAGCGAAGCTGCGCCAGTGCAAAACCTTGAATTTTTCAAGCCCAATCTCTCCTGCGCCAGTGCAAAACCTCAAAAAATTTGATAGTCTGCGCCAGTGCAAAACTTTGTCAAACCCAAAAAATTGGTGGTCCTTGCGCCAACATTATACAGTGCAAAACCTCCTCAAGTCAAGTGTATTTTCTTGAGACTGCCCAGACCCGTCGCCGTAGCGACAACAAACGCAAAAAAGCCCCTAATTCGTGAAAATTAGGGGCTTTGGGGGATGATTTGGGAAAGTGGGACTTGTTTGCGGATATTGCCGCGAAGGCGGCGAATTTTAGGGTTGTTTTCTAATGGTGCTGATTTTTTTGATCACTCACGGCCTGGAGGGCTTTGATTATCAACTGAAGCACACTCTTGTTGCACTTCTCCAAGCTCTCCAATCTGTCTACTTCGACGGCCAACAGATCTGCTACCTGTTCAATGTAGACTTCCTTTTTGACTGGGACTTCACCACGCTTGTTGAGGTAGCTCTTCTTCTGGTAGACCCCCAGACTGCTCAGCTTTGCGATGACACTACGACTGGGCACATCTAGGGTGGTTGCTATCTCTTCGACTGCTACCCCATCGCGGTACTGTTGTACGATTTGTTCTGTTGTTTCTTTGGTATACTTCATAGGTTCCACATGCTGTCATAGTCTGGGGTGGCCTTTGTACCTGTCTTAGACTTAGGTGTTAGGACCTCGCCATCTACCAGGGGTTCTGGGTGGTGGTCCAAGTTCATGTGATCTGTAATCATTAGGTCAGTACGAAGTCCTGGGTGGAAACACCACAGCTGGCAAAGACTCAACTTCATAAGGCGGGGCAGAGTCTTAAATTCTGGGTCAGAGACTCCAAACACTGAGCTACAACTTTCTGGCTTGCGAACTGTGCCTACCTTGGTGCCACTCTTGACCTCTAAGGCCTTGACCCTAAATTGTAGCAGGTCCTCCACACCCCAAGGTTGTTGGACCCCAAAGTAACCACTCCACTCTAAAATGTCTTGATCTAGAAAGAATCGACGAGCAGGGTCGGTCCAATCCCAGAGGCTATACTTAACGTCACGGTACTGCTTCCAGCTCGACAGGATTAGGGGAACTGGAGCACTATACCGAACTCCATCACCGCTGGTCTGTTTCAAGGTTCCTAAAAGGGTTCCTCGAGGATTGACACACAGCCAGTTTAACAGCTTAGTACAGCCCTCCTGTGTAATAGGGCTTCCGTCTAGGTCTAATTCACCACGACTCATTAAATCTTTCCAAGTCCTCAAGGTCTCTGTAAAGCTGTACAGCCCATCTTTTCCTCTAACAATCGGCCAGTAGTTTCCAAGGGCAGCCAAGACTTGTGGAAGTACCCAAGCCGCATTAGAGTTATCCACGATGTCTTTAGCCCAGTCAATATACCTTATACTCTTAGTTTGTTTCATAAACGAAAAAAGCCGGATGAACCGGTGAACTCCTTATTAGCTTTAATTTGTATTTCAGTTAAAAATAATAACAAACCAATAAGTTACAATACCAGTAGGTTATCATTTGTATAAACTTGAGTCATGACCCTAGAACTGGGATAACTAGCGACAGTTACTCAAAGATGCCGAACCGAGTTTGTTTAGCTCCTCCGGCAGGGCTCCCCCGCAACAACTTTGTTCATCATCAAGTAACTGATCCCTTGTTCAAGGGCCATGATGTGTGGATTGTTCTATATTCTAGAATTTATAATAGATTATATCACAGAAATTTTACTTTTACAAGCGTAAATTTTTGGAGGAGGTTATGGTGTGTTGTTTATGATGAGAACTTCGTCACGTTCCACCTGGATTAGTCTGTCTGTACGAATTGGACAGCCGATGAGTAAGCTGCCGTTTGGTAAGTTGTCGTAGAGTACGAAAGTCCAGTCTACCATGTGATCGAAGTGATGGGTGTAGCTACGTCTAGCGTAGAACTTCTCAGACAATTTGAATTGGTGTGTAGTTGTCATCTGTGTCAACTCCGTAGTATCCACGTGGGTGGCAGTGGACCTGGGTACTGCCTATGCAATAGTGGAAGTTGTGGTGGGTATGACCATGAACCCAGGTCCTGATCTGGGGGTGGTCGAGAATAAAGTTCTCTAGGTTGGTGTAGTAGCAGTGGTTCAATTCTTGGCCTGTGTACATGGGGTGTACACTTCCTTGTGATGGCGCATGGTGCGTAATCACAAAGTGTGGGGCGTTGGTTTGGAGAGAACTCTTCAGTGATTCTAGACTGTTGAGGTGAAACTGGACCGTGTCCTGTGGTGTGAGGGTTGAAGTCCAGAACTTGCCAGTTTCACTGTAGGGGTTGGTTGAGGCTTGATGCTTCCAACGAATTTGAGTGTAATCATTCATTGATTCCCGTGCCATGTTCATGGTGATGGGATTGGCTCCCTTCAAGCTCGTCCACAGTGGAGCTCCCCAGAAGCGAATGCCGTCTAGATCCATGTAGTCGTCTTCTAGAATCTTGACGTGGTTGGGTAGCTGGCACTCGATAATGTGACGAGTCTTGTCGTAGTGACTACCATAATACTCATGGTTGCCGAAGACGTAGAGTACAAACTGATACTTGGCCAGTTCTACCTCAATGAATCGGTCGTAGATCCTGCTGGCGTTATTGCTTTTCGTCCAGTCTGAGGCTTCAAACACATCGCCGGCCATGATTAAGACCTCACCGCCGGGTAGGATTAAATCACCCCAGCAAAGGTGTAGGTCTGAACATAGTTGAATATTCATTTTTAGTCAGCTTTCAGATTTAATAGGTAGTCTCTTTTGGTGGAGGAATTGGTTCCTGCTCACGGGTATTGAGACGATCTGTGGGGTAGATATCAGTGAAAGGCGCTTCCTTGCCCATGTGAAACTCGCTACCAAAGTGCTTCATCAATACCCACATGTACTGTTCGTAGAGATCATCAGGACGATAGTCGGCTCTGAGTTTTTGTTGTGGGAAGCGAAACATCAATTCCCGGTTCTGTTCGTTGACCATGAACGCTCCGCGTTTGGTCAACTTTGCTAACACAACTTGGTTTACATTAATCATTTTTTATCTCGGTCTAAGATATAACGTGACAGTATTAAAATCATGGCGCAAGCATCCTGTAACCTGCCCTCCACAAAATTCAATCGATGGCTTTCTGACACATG